GTCGGGATTTTCGTCAAGCATAAGCCCTGGCAGAACAACGAAGGTGTCAGCGTGGACATCGCTCGCTCATTCCCGGCGAAGTAGTCAACCCAGGGGGAAGGGTCTGTACCCTTCCCCCTCCCACATTTTTCTGGAGGACCCAAATGCCAGACAACTGTCCGAAGTGCGGAAAGCCGTGGACGCCGGCGCGGGTTGAGGACGTATGCCTCGACCCCGATTGCCATTGGCTGAAGGAGGCGAAGATGCATCTCTCTCCTTTCCTAATGGAGAAACGCAAGACCCACGGGGAGTTTAAGACGACCGCCACTATCTCTCAAGAACTCAAGTATATCTTCCGCCAATGCAATCACCACCCCGATCACCCAGTCTTCAACGAAGCCTTGGATAACATCGCGATTAAGTTGGCCAGGATACTGGTCGGGAATATCTTCGAGCCAGATCATTGGGTGGACCTCGCTGGCTACGCCAACCTCGCGGCCGACTTCGCCAGGCAGATCGTCCAGTCACCTAGCCTGCCGGAACCGGCGAAGGCGAAGCTGGCGGATTACATCCCGAAGGAGGATGGCAAGGCGAGGATTCCAACCAGTGACTAAAATCATTACTATCTATAGTGAGCGCCACGGTAAGCACGACGTCCTAGTCGATGACGAGGACTATGAACGGGTGGTCCAAGGTACTTGGCACATCAGCACGAATGGCAGCGTGTACTCTACCCCATTCTACGCTATAGGAAGGGTAAATGGCGATCGCCAAATTATTAAAATGCATAGATTCATTCTCGGCCTTAGGCCAGGGGACCTAGAAGTGCATCACAAGAATGGGGATGGGCTCGACAACAGAAAGGAGAACTTAGAACCAATAACCTCAAGCAAACACAGCGTAGCCACTTGGGAATCTAAGAACCCTCAATGGGTATACAAAGACAGGAATCGTTATGTGGCTAGAGTGACTGTTATGTGCGCGAAAGTACATCTTGGTCGCTTCGACACTAAAGAAGAAGCCATAGCAGCCGTTCAGGAATATCTTAAATGCAATCCTCGATAGTCCTTCTCGGCGAAGCCTGGGGCGAGAACGAAGAGCGCCAACGTCAAGCGTTCGTCGGCTACACTGGCAACCTCCTCAATCAACTACTCGCTTCCGCCGGGATCGACCGGCGGGAGTGTTTCGTCACCAACGTCTTCAACCTGCGCCCGCCGGGCAATAACATCGAGGCATTCTGTGGTCCGAAATCTTCCGCCATTCCCAACTATCCCCCACTCGTTGTCGGAAAATACGTTCGTCGTGAGTTCACCCCCGAACTGGATCGACTTGCTAATGACATCGCCGAGACTAACCCTAATATCATCGTGTGTTTTGGTAACACCCCGCTCTGGGCTTTGTCTGGAAAGACTGGGGTTTCCAAGTATCGAGGAACTACTATCCTATCGACTTATACTGCTGTCGGCTACAAATGTCTACCAACTTTTCATCCATCATACATCATTAGAGGTCAGTGGAACCAGCGGCCGATAGTAATCGCGGACTTAATTAAAGCGAAGCGCCAATCGACCTCGCCAGAAGTAGTTCGCCCGGCGAGGGAAATTTGGATCAACCCAACCTTGGAGGATCTCGATGACTTCCGAACCAAACATATTCGAGTTCCTGGACGACTTGCTGTCGACATTGAAACAAGCGGAGACATCATCACTTGCCTTGGCCTTGCTCCCTCTGACAGACATTGCCTCGTTGTTCCGTTCATTGACCGACGAAGAAAGGGAAACCTTTATTGGCCAACTCAAAGCGACGCACTCCACGCTTGGCATTTTATTAGATCGCTGCTTGTGGATAGACAAATATCAAAAACGTTTCAGAACGGCCTCTTCGACATCACCTTCATCTACCGAACGACCGGAATCAAAACCCTAAACGCGGAACACGATACCATGCTCCTCCATCACGCCCTGCAACCTGAGATGATGAAGGGCCTTGGATTTTTAGGGAGTGTGTACACCGACGAAGGCGCCTGGAAGCAACTCCGCGGCCGGTCTTCGACCATCAAGAGGGAAGAATGAAGATCATCCGGACCAACGAAGTCGACCCTTCGGACCTCTCCGACCAAGAACGGGAGTACGTTTACAATGGCATGGATTGCTGCGTTACGGCCGAACTCCTTGACGTTCTCCAGCCCCAACTGGACGAAGCAACCGCGGCGACGTACGACTTTAGTCGGCAACTTCAGGGTCCGGTTCTGGAGATGCGACTCCGCGGGATTAAAATTGACCAGGCCCGCCGGGCCGAGGTCATCGAGGAGTACTCGGACCAACTCGACAGAGTCGAGGCCCAGCTTGAACGGATCGTCGGCGAGGCCTTTGGGGTCTGGCAGTTCAACTGGCGGCCCAACTCCCGCGACCTACCTGGCCTCTTCTACGACACCCTCGACATCCCGCCGGTTATGAAAAACGGTCGGCCGACTTGCGACCGCGGGGCCCTTGAGAAACTCGCGAACTACTACATCGCCAAACCCATCGTCGAGCGCATCATCTTCCTTCGGGACTTGATGAAGAAGATCGGCGTTTTGAAAACGGAGATAGACAAAGATGGACGAATGCGGACATCCTACAACATCGCCGGAACGAACACTGGGCGACTTAGCTCTTCTTTTAGCGAGTTTGGAACCGGGACAAACCTACAGAATATCGAAGAATCCCTTCGATCAGTCTTTGTTGCTGACCCCGGATACAAACTCGCCTACCTCGACGCCCAACAAGGCGAATCCCGAGTCGTCGGCGCCATCGAACACAACCTCTTCGGCGACGACCGATACCTCGACGCTTGTGAAAGCGGGGACCTACACACTAGAGTTGCACGTCTGGTCTGGCCCGACCTCGCTTGGACAGGCAAAGATCGAACCGACAAAGTCCTCGCGGAGCGACCCTTCTACCGACATTATTCTCGACGATTCATGTGCAAGAAGATTGGCCATGGAACTAACTATCGCGGTCAACCGCGGACTATCGCCGATCAAGCTAAGGTTGACATCAAGCTCATCAAAGACTTCCAGCCGAAGTACTTCGCCGCGTTCCCGGCGCACCAGCGCTGGCACGCCTGGGTCCAAGAAAGGCTCTACCAAGACGGCTACCTCGTCTCCCTCACCGGGAGAAAGCGATGGTTCTTAGGAAGGAGGGATGATGATGAAACGCTCCGCGCAGCTATCGCCTACGACCCACAAGGTTCGCTTGCTGACATCCTTAATTACGGAATGCTTGAAACTTGGCGGCGAAAAGAATGTCAACTCCTCATGCAAATACATGATGCTGTGCTTGTTCAATATCCCGAAGCCGAAGAGAAAACGGCGATCCCCAAGATTCTGGAGGCATTACGATATCCTATTAAGCTTGCTGGAGGAAGACGATTTGAAATCCCATACGACGTAGCAACCGGTTGGAACTGGGGCAAGGCTAGCAAGGATAACCCGGATGGTCTTAAAGAATATCGGGGCACCGATCACCGGCGTCGCACGCCGGAAGTGTCAATCCTGGATAGAGAGTTTCGTGACGTGCACAGAGTTTATGGAAAGCACTCCCGTTCTTAGGAAGTGGGTGGCGATTTCGGCGGTCAGCGCCGCGATCGAGCGGAAGGTTTGGCTGGATACCGGCCAACCGCTTTTTCCTAACCTTTATATTTGGTTGGTGGGTCCCGCCGCGATCGGCAAGTCCCGGCCGATTGGCTACGTCCGGAACATCGCCAGAGAGGCCGGGCTGCATATTAGCAAGGATAAATTAACCTCGGCGGGGCTGATTGACACCATGAGGGAGGACGGGATAAGCCAGTTCACCAGGGCCCACCATGAGATCGAGATGTGGAACTCTATGTTCGTGGTCGTCAGCGAACTCAGCGTGTTTATGTCGGACTGGGACCCGACGATGGGGGCGATCTTAACTAATATGTGGGACTGCGATTACTATTCAGAAGCGAAGCGCGGGGACAACCACCGACTTGATATTGAGAAGCCGCATCTAGTTATGCTTTGTGGATGTACCCCCGCCAGCTTACTTCAGGCTGTGCCTGATGTCTATTGGAGCCAGGGGATGATGAGTCGGGTCATCCTAATCCACACCAAAGAAAAAGACACGAAGGACATCTTAGATATGTCCGCAGGGTCAGAGGCCAAGGACTTGATTAAAGACCTCGCTATGATTAAAGAGAAGCCGCCCGAAGGGCTGATCGTCGCCAACCAAGACTTCAAAGACTTGTTCCATACCTGGCGCCGCGAGGGCTGCCACCCGGTCCCGACCAATCCTAGGCTTAGAGACTACGCCGCCCGGCGGGACACCCACTTTTTAAAGTTGGCGATGGTCGCCTGCGTCGACCGCGGCGGGCCGTTGGTCTTAACCGCGGACGACTTTAAAACCACCATGGACTGGTTACTAGAAGCGGAGCTGCCGATGGGCAAGATCTTCATCGACGGCGCCATGACACACGACGCCCGGCAAGTGGACGACGTTATCGACTGGATCGCCCACCATGGGCCGTTGACTAAGATGGCGATCCAAAGGATCGTCGAGAAGAAATTCCAGATTAACCAAGTGAAGGCGGTGATGGAGACTATGATCACCACCGGCCGGATTGTTAAAGACGGGAAGTTTTGGCGGGCTCCGCTGGACTGACCGGGAACGTCACTTCAACCTCGTCGTCAGTCCCGATTCCCAGCGTGTCCATCAATCCTTTTGATATGTCGGCGACCCGGCCAGTGTCGGTATGCGGTCCCCAGTCCGCCGGCCGGGCCAGCAACGCCCTATCGGTACTCGGCGCGTAAACCCGGGCCAGCAATTCCCCACTGGCCAAATCCTCCTTCGGGAAGATATCGTAGTCCCACCGCATGGCGATGTAGCTGACGTCAGGGTTCAGCCGCCGGGCCAGGCCAGTCGTACCCGGCGGCTGCGTCGGAAGGAAGAGTTCCGGCGCTTCGTCGTAGGAATAGATGAAGGCAAGGCCCTCGTCCGGCGAGACGCCAGTGTCATTCGGCCCACCGAACCAGCTTACCTTCCCCCTAGTCTTGATCCCACCTGACTCTTCTTCGAATGATTCTCGCGGAACCAGATCCGCGATCGCCTGACAGATGGCATCGAAGTTCTTCTCATACGCCTCAACATCCGCCTTCGCGTCGACGAAGCAAACCTCGATTAAAATCGCGGGTTCATCAGTCCCGTTCAAGAAGAATAGGTCACTGCGCTTCTGCGCCCCACGATTAATCAGGCCCCCGGCGTTTGAGATCGCTAGCGAAACACGCTCCGCGAGTTCCTGCTGAGTTAGATAAAGGACTTCAGTCCCGCGGCCACCATCGGTGTAAGTGTAGGCGTTGAAGTGGACCGAGATATCAAGATCCCGAGTCTGGGAGTTATGGAAGTTGACGATCCTGTTAAGGTTCTCGTTCTGAGTTGTCGAGACGTCGTCGTGGAAGATGGTAACGGTGTCGCCAAGGATCTTCTGAAGTCGGTCAACGACATTCCGCGCTTCATCCACTTCGTCTATCAGCCCGCTGGCACCGCGAACCTTCAACCCATGGCCGCTAGAAATAACGATCTTCATTCTTCACGCTCCTCTTGCAGGCCATGCTGGCCACGACTTCCTCTGGAGTCTCGACTACCCCGAATGTTTTCCCGGCTAGGTATAAGATCGTCCTGGTCCCCGGCGCGACCTGTTCTCGCACGCCGTGTGCTGTCCGTACCGCGAGGATGTACTGGGTCTCGATCCGAAGTTCCTTACCATCGGGGGAGTGGAAGACCACCAGACAAGCTAGGGGCAGGGCCCACTTCATCTTCTACCCCCGCCGATTTCCTGCATCAGTTCTTCTGCGGTCCGCGGCTGCTTCCGCAAGGTCCCATGGCGGTAGACTTCGTAAGCATCCACCGGGCCTTGGATAGTATCTTCCTTCTGATTCGCCAGAAGGTTAAAGATATAGGTCCCGACCTTCCCAACCTGTTCGTTAGTCAACCCGGTAAGGGTACCAATAAGGGTGTTGGTCTTGCGGAATATCTTAGCCGGATCCATCCCGGTCCAGGTACTAGGTTTAAACTCTTCGGCGACGTTCCTGGCAAACGACCCAACCAACCCGGTCGAAGGATCGCGGCCGTGGAAGACCGCGTTGAAGATGTCGCGGGCGAAGGGGATTTGGGATGGGTAGGCCCTAGTCAAAGCCCTGCCCCAATAGGAGATATTGCCTTCATCCTTCCCGGCTGGGAGTGGATCGACCGCCTGCTCGATCAGCGAAGTCAAAACGCCGTAAACCATAATCCCACCCATAGCAAACTTAAGATTCTTAAATCCTTTCTCATAAGATTCTTTCTCAAATCCCTTCATCTCCGGCACTTCCCGGCCAGTCATCGCCAGCTTCGCCCGCCACATCATCTCGTAGTTCCGCTGCAAGGCGTTGCTCATAAAGTTGTAGAATGGCATGAACGTCTTAACAAGGCCGTAGGGATCCCTAGTCCTCATAACTCCAGCGCGGGCGCCGATGATAGTTGAGCCGTGGGTTCGACGGACCGCTGTATCGGCGGCGTACACCGCATCATCCTCCGCCAGCCCACGCTTAATCCCGTCGCGGTACACCGCGTCCCACATTGGCACCGCCGAGAATAGATCGACAACAGCCACCGGGTAATGCCCGGCGAGTTGAATAGCTTCGCGAATAGTCCCGAACTTCCTGGCCGGGTCCAGCTTATTGAATAGTTCTTCGTTGGTCCCGCGGATGTTTTCTTTCATCGACCGCCAGCGACTGCTGATTTCAGCGCTCTTCTCATGGGCCTGATCCCAGGCCTCTTGTGCCCCGGGCCATTCTCTGATCATTCTTAAAGCTGACGCGGCGAAGTTAACCGGGCCAGCTTCCCTAGCTGAGTAGACTAAGGCAGTCGGGCCGTGCTTTAAGACAGTGCCAAGGTTAAAGCCGATCATCGCCGAGGACAGATTCTCCTGAATCTTCCCCACAGTCTCAGCTATCGCCCTGTCCCCCGCCGGGTCCCATTCCCTATTCCCAGCCACGTCCTTCAACCACTTTACAAGGGCGCCTTCATATTCCTGACCGTAGTATTGCTTGAACGCGGTTCGGAATTTCTGGTCCAGGACGATCTTGCTAACCTCCGACACGCGCCAGGCCA